TTCATTTGAAAGTTTATATTCTTTGCAATTGAGTATAAATGAAGTGCCAAATGGCGCAGTATTTTTGCCAGGATGTTTGAACAAAACAAACCAATCATCTGTCTTTGATTGCATGTATTCAATTAGCTGAATGCAGCCTATAAAAATTAATGCATCATTGCGAGTTTTTACAGCATTGTTGCTTGCACAATGCTTTGCTAGCTGCGATATTTGAAATGGCATCATGGAAAAATCCAAATGATCCAAGCTTTGCTCAATTAAATTGCCAAAGTTAAATTCAGTTTGAGATTCAGCAATGGTTGCGCCCTTTTCATTGAATTGATTTAGGAATTTATCAATCAATTGCTTGCTGTTGCACCACTTGCTATACTCACCTATTCTTCCACCTTCTCCCTTGATCTCAATCATTTGATCCAGCAACAACATATCACCCTTGCTTGCTTTGCAACCACCTGCAAACAAGAGCAAAGGCATTTCAGATGGACCAGAATACCCACGAGTCTTGCCTTCATCAGACAAGGGTCTCATCTTTGTCCACACTTCTGCAGTTGCATCACTATTTTTTAAATCAATGCCATAAAATTCATTGAAGAAGTCAATGATGTTGCAACGATTGTTGCAGTTTCTGTTTATAAATTCCAAAAATAATGAAGATGCAGCACCATCATTGATTTTTTGCAAAATGCTGTAATAACCTTCACCACAAACATCTTTGATGTAGGCGTAAAATTTATTAATTTCAGACAATCTATCAATTACTCTGCCATTGAGCATGCTATAACCACTTCTTTTGTGCAGATTATCATTGATGATCTTTAAACATTCACCAATGTTTGCATCTGTTTGACGCAGCTTTACATAATGATATAGCACCTCACTCCATAGACATTCATCTATATCGTACTGTTCAATAATTTCTTTATTCTCATCTGCTATGATGAGATGCTTCATTAAGCTCCAGTGGGTGTTGGATTGAGGCGTCCCAGCAAAGTGTTAACATTCTGAGCTACAACTGCAGGATCAGCAGTGGATATTTGACCAATGCTTTGATTTATTTGTGTAACAATATCATTTGGAATAACCTTTTTTACTGCTTCCATCTGCTCTGTGTCACCGCTTTCAATGGCACCTGCAAGAGTTGCAAGTGATCTCATGAGCTGAATAACCATATCCCTGTATACATCAAATCCTGCTTGTATTTGACTCACATCTGGCTGCTGTTGAGCCATTGCTGCATCTTGTGGTTGTGCAGCATCAGGTGCAGGCTGCTGTGCATTAGCTTGTGCTGCACCTTCTGGCTGTTCTAGATATATTCTGCAGGCTTCGCTTACAATTGAATCAAAAATTCGTTGCATTTCATGTATTTAGTAACAAGCAACGTGTTTTTAAACATGTAAAGTAATGATCATTTAAAAATGTCAATTGGTTCTTATTGATGTAGCTCAAGGCCTTGTTAAAAGTATAATTGCTCTTGGTCTTATTACTTATTTGCAATAAAAATGAGTTACCTTGCTGTTGCTCAATGATGTGTAGATAGTATTTGAGTGGTTTGCTGCTGCAGTACCATGAAATTGGTAGTTTTTTAGCACAAACTGCAATGGTCTTGTGCACAAACTCAGCTATTTCACCAGCATCATCTTGTATCTTTAGGCATTCCTTGTTGTAGTAGAATATAATCTTGCCTTGCTCAATGCTCAAAGCTACATCACAGCACGTTTGAATGATGCAATGTGTTAAAACTTGCTTTGCAGTTTTATTAAATGATGTAATATCATAGTCACTGCAATATTTCATGTAATTTTTAGCAATGATTGTGTTGAAGGCCTCACAAAAATCACATATGCTTACATTATAAAGCGGGAATGCATGTATCATCTGTACTGCTTCAGTTTACCAAGCCTGCAATTGATTATCCCATTGTAGTATTCTGATGTTAATAGCACTTGTTTGAATATTTGTTCTTGAATTTCATAGTAACCCATCTCCCATTTGCTGTTGCAGAACCGTATAATTTCAAATGTAAAATTATCTTTGCCTATTTTTGCAATATCATCATTCAATTCATTGCAACTACCAGTGTACGTCATCCAATCTGTTTCTTTAATTACTGATACTCTATTCTTTTTGCCCTTGCGCAATGGTTTCTTACGCTTAGATTTGCATTGTTTCTTTCCAATGTATTTGCGATTATTGGTTTTATTAGTTATTAAATAAATAAAACCATAATGTTCTTGAGGAATCTCAATATTGCATGTCCAATGTCCTAAACTACTCATTTACTTCTTAATAGTAGTTATTCTTTCAATAATTATAAATCAACTAGTGCAACATTAGCTTTTTTTATTCTTTTTCAATTTGCCAGTTAAAAATACTGTTTCGGGAGCAGTTCTGCGGCTAATTTTTTTCTTTTTACCCAATACTTTAGGCATTCTTGCATCATTAGTTGCATAAACATCTGCATTTGGTTCACCCAAATTAGTGTAAAGTTGTGAATTTGGCCCAAAAGTGCCCATGGATGTATTATCTTCCATGAGTTGTTTATATAATTTATCAAAAATTGTTGCATTCATATGATGTTGTGTTATATTTATCCAAATGAATGAAGTGTTGGGTAATTATATTCAGCAAATTAAAGCTGATTTAGAGATAAATCAAATAAACATTGCTGATGTTGCTCGCAAATTGCCAGCAAGAAGACATCACTGGGCTGCTCGCCTCATTGAACATAAAATAAAAATAAATGAGTTAGAGAAGCAAAAGAGCAACATCATAAAAGAGGTTTCTGCAAAGATTGGCAGGGATTCTCCAGTACTTATGAGTAGCAAGACTATTCAAAATGCAGCAGAGGGTAGCAATGACATTCAGTCAATCAATGAACAAATAGCAACAAACAAGCTAATTGTTGAGTTTTTAGAGCAAGTTCAAAAGAACTTCTTTTCAACATCTCATGATGTCCGCAACATTGTGGAAATTATGAAGCTTGAGCAGTTATGAATGTTTTGTTTGATGTTGTTAACAAAGATTGCAAGTTAATTTGTAGTGATGAGCAGGTTTTCGAGAGAATCCGCAGCGAATTCAGTACAGAAAATAAAGCCAAGAAATTTGCACGCAACAAGCAGTTTATTCCTAGCAAATTGTATGCAATAACACCAACTGGCATATTCGAACCTGGTTTGGTTGATGAAATTGAGCACGTCATTGTTGCAAAGCAGTTGGCAAGCAGCATTCACCGCAGCGCTGCCTTTGATGCCATTGCCAAACCTACAAACAATGCAAAGTTTTACAATCAATTGTCTCTTGAATTGAGAGACTATCAGCAGCAAACAGTAAATTTGTGCATTGAGCAAGGCAGAGGCATGTGTTTGCTAGCAACTGGTGCTGGTAAAACGCTGATAATGGCAAGTCTTGTGTCTAGCTTTTTCAAAGACGCAACATTCAAGTGTTTGATACTGGTTCCTGATCCTGGGCTTGCTGTGCAAACATACAATGACTTTAAACAGTACAATGTACCCTTCAAGGTTTGTGCATGGACTGGTCAACACAAGATGGATGAATCTGCTCATGTGATTATAGCAAATCATGACATTGTGCTCAATAGATTTGATGAGCATGAATGGATAGAATATGTTGATGTGCTGATTGCTGATGAAGCACACACAATAAAGAAGAGTAACAAGATTAATAAAATTGTTGCAAAGATAAAAACTAGCTGCAAGTTTGGTTTTACTGGTACACTGCCAACAGATGCAGTTGATCGGTGGAATGTCATTGGCAAATTTGGTAAAATTTTAATAAAGAAGACCAGTCATGAATTGCGTGAGCAGTCTTTTCTTTCAAACGTAAATGCTAAAATTTTAAAGTTGACGTATGCCCAGCAGCCACCCAAGCCCACCATCACAACTGATAGCAAGGGCAACAAATTAACAACAGCAGTATATAGAGCTGAGCTTGATTTCATTTACAATTCATCTTTTCGCAACAAAATAATACAACAGATATGCAGTGGGTTCAACAACAATGTGCTCATTTTAGTAAATCATTTGCCACATGGAGATGCATTGCACCAGCATTTAAAATTGCATTGTCCCAACAAGCACGTGGAATACATCAAAGGTGAAATTGAGATTGATGATAGAGAAATTGTAAAGCAGCAAATGGAAATTAAAAATGATATGATTGTTGTTGCAATGAGTTCAATCTTCTCAACTGGCGTTAATATTAAAAACATTCACATGATTATTTTTGCTGCTGGTGGCAAGAGTTTTATTCGCGTGGTGCAGAGCATTGGTCGCGGATTGAGAAAAAACGACAACAAGCAAAAATTAACAATCATTGATTTGTGTGACAATCTCAAATACGGCAATGAACATGCAATGCATCGGCAAAAAATTTATGAACAGGAAAAGATTCAATTTAATGTAGTTCCTTTCATTGAGAAATAACAAGCCTATAGTATAATTACAACAATATGTCAACAGAAAAAAGACAAACATCAACTATTCCCAAAGAGCAATTCTACGTGAATCCAGATGTACTGCGCAAGCAAATAGAGCAGTTTTATAAAGATGATATTTGCATCAATGATTTGGGAAATAGTTTGAATAAAATTGCTGAGGGATTAAGTCACTCACCAAGTTTTCATAATTACACTTATCGAGATGAAATGGTGGGAGATGCACTGGTGAAGATGTACAGCGCATTAAAATTTAAAAAGTTTAACATAGAAGGAGATACAAATCCCTTTTCATATTTTACCACCATTGCATTCCATGCATTCATAAATCGCATCAAAAAAGAAAAGAAGCATCATGAAGCCTTGGAAGAGTACAAAGCTGAATGCTATGAAAAATTATTAACTGCAGGCGAAATTCATGATGAAAATTACAACATCTATACACGCCCATGCGATGGTGAGGAAGAATATTTTAATGAATGATCGGGTTGCAATTTTTAGTGATTTGCACATGGGTGTGCACTGCAATGCCCCACTTTGGCACAACACATCCAAACAGTGGGCAAAATGGTTTGCTAATGAGCTCAAATTACACAACATCTCT